CACTTTATAGAGGCTTCCAATGGGCGCAAGATTCGACGAGGTGTTTCGGTTAACTATGTAATTGGCAAGAGGCGATTGGTACACATTGTCATCTGCGTTATCAGATTCAGCATGTAGAAACTGAGCGTAGGCGTCCTGTTCCTCTTTAGCTGTGTACTGCACTAGCTGCGGATCACCGACATGACGCTGGGCAAAGATGCGAGCAGCCCTCATGGTGATGAAGCGTCGAGCATACTCAGGCAAGGACTCACCACCAAGGGTGTCCTGCTCAAAGGGAATCTGGTATACGATGGTAGCTTTGGGAGCATCAGTCCAATCGTAAGAGTTAGTATACTTATCGTAAATGAATCGCCCCTTGACTACGGGATCACCTTGGACAGCATAGATAGAGAAGTCCACATTAAGGGCTGTGGTTGGTGTACCCACCCTGTTGGTATAGCTAAACGAAATCCCTGTCGGTTGACTCGGAAGCACAAACTGATTAACTGCTGGGACAGATGAGATCGCATAGTCTTGATCCATTGTAATGGTGTCCCCCTTGAGAAGCCCATGAGCACTACTGGTGGTAATGGTTGTCGAGTATCCTGAGCTCACGCCCATCGACTCTGACCCCTTGGCCAGTTCGACGTTATAAAATTTATTAAAATGCCAGCCCTCTGTTTGGACGGCCTTGTCTACTTCTTCTAAAATCTTTTGGGCATCGTTTGCCTCACCCGCAGAGGCCAACGCGCTGATACGAGAGGCCCCGATGGTAGACAACATCTGGTTAATCGCCTCTATCTTCCCTGTAAATACTCCGTATGTTGCCATAATATTATAAAAAAGAGGGGAGCCCCCCCGCACCCATACAATGGGCTGTTACCAGCGGAGGGCTCCCCTTGGTTATTAAGTTCCCGGTTGCTGGCCGTCAGACCAAACAACTACAGATTCAGGCCGCAGCGAACCGTGACCCATGCTGTACTTAGACACGAACAGGTTGCCTTGACGATGAATCAGGTACTCCTGCTCAACCGTCAAGTCCATCAACTTCAAGGTAGCAAAGCCACCCTTCTGGAAGACGATACCCGCGAGCTTCGCACAATCGATAACGTAATCGTTGCCCGTAGCACCTGACCACTTGTGATCAACGCCGTCTTCATCAGAATTAGACAGATGATTGCTGGTGAGGAGGGTGATACCCGCCACACGCACAATCGTGCCTGCTGCCAACGAACCTTCGCCACCCACATCCTTGTTGATCATGGACGAGCTAACAACATCCGTTCCCGAAGTGTTGTTGACCATCTCATAATACATCTTAGGAGTGACAATGGCGTATCGATCACTCTGCGGAACATCCTTCTCGTCCAGAAGACGAGCCGACTCAAAGAGAGCCTTACGAATACAACTCGCATTCGGGTTCTTCCGTAGGTTGTCCGGGCCACCAACGTCTGCCTCTGCATGGGAGGTGTTAACCGAGTCATACAGACCCGCTCCAGCATTAGTTGGATGCTGTCCCGCAGCCGCGTCAGAATAGATAACTGATCCACCCTTGAGTTGACCGGGAATCCAAGCAGCCGATGGGACAAGTCCCGTTGCGTCTGTGCCAGCCTGCCCGTTTTTCGCGCCCGTCTTGACAGCGATCCGCAGCACATTCTTATCGAATTGATTTGCGAGTGCTTCACCAAGCTGGTGCGTATACGGAGCACGGACATCGAAGTGAGATACCAACTCATCGATGGAGGCAATGAAGGTTGAAGCCATCAAAACCTTATCGATGTGGATCAGGACTTCGTTCTGCTTGAACTCGTTGAGTCCAGCAGTACCGTCAATCCCACCCGTGGTCACACCCAACGCTAATATGTCAGAGCCGGGAGTGTAGTATCCTGCGTTCGCTGTTCCGATTACTGGAAACTGCGCCGATTTCCCCTTCGTGATCGTGCGGATCGTATGAAGGGGCTTCATTATGTTCTTCTCATCGAAGACCGTTATAACTTCTCCCGCGAATTTCTTCAGGAAGAGTTCCGTTGAATTGGTTCCCCAATTAACTGTACCACTACGACCGCGACCGGCGACTGTAGCAGATTGATTCGTGAATAATGTTGCCATAAGGCTTATCCTTTCTTGTTACTTATTAATATACAACTAACGACCATAGCACTCACTATGGTCTCACTAATCCCTTCGGATTTGCGTCCAAGTTGTCTGTCGTAACAGGCTATTCGGCTTCCCCTACAGGCAAATCTAATGGCCCCGCCAACCATCCTTCAGGCAGAGTGACTCTGTTTTTAGAGAGTTCCCACTCTGTGCCTGTCCAATAATAGACATGGCCTTGGACATCTGGCCCTAAACGAACCAGCGTGTCACTCGTTGGAATAAAGACTACCCTTTTTCCACTTGTCAAGCATCCGCTTGTTCCAAGCATCCCGCAACTTACGAGGGACAACAGGAGCAACCGCTGCTTTAATGGGTTTAGCAGACTCATTCCATAGTAAACTTAGTATCTCTCTAAGAATTGCTATTAGTGCCGTTGCCATTAGCTGCATCCAGTTTCTTGAGGGTCAATCTAGAACCTGTGTAACCAAGGGCAACCAGAGCAGCCATGATTAGGCCGACAACCTTAGTCAGTCCATCGCTTCCCTCCAGTATTCCAGAAGAAGCAACGGCTCCAATGATTACAGCAGCCAAGCTCAGGTAAAACTCGGTGGATTTATATCCCGGTTTTTGAACCGTTTCGTGTACCACCGGCACGCTTCTCTTAGTATCTGGCATGATGTTTATGAACCCCTTATTACCGTGTGCTCTTGTTAACCTCACCTAGCTTGAGCTCTATCTGATTGTTCCTAAAGCCAAGGGTGAGCGCGGGAAACGGAAGTTCCAACGCAAGATATGGAATCTTAAACTTGATTCCATCCGACGATACGCTGGCATCAGAGGTGACCCCTGCCTTAGCCCCCAAGCAAAGCGAGGGAATCGGCCAAGAAATTTTTTGGCCAAAAAGCGTTAGGTTTGGGGTCGGCTTCAGGCTTGCACCGAAGGTCTCCCCTGCACTTGCAGTCCCTGCCAGTAGCAGGAATGCACTTATCATGATTATTTTTTTCATCTTCTCTGGTTCACATGACCTCTGAGCTTGTCATCGAAAGACGCTTCTCAACGTGGGCATGGAAATTTATATCACCCGCCTTGTAAAGGGGGTTCTTCATATCAGTCTTCATCTCTTCCACCGATCCGTAGCCCCCTGCTGTTGGTGCTCTACCACCTTGGAGGAGGTTGGGAGCATCTCCACCCCCATCTCCACCCGCCCTAAACTGGGAGTAGAGTCCACGAATTGCCAGCTTAGCTGTGCTGGTTTCCCCTTGGATAGCCTCGTTATAGGCCGCAAGCTCATCTTCAGGGAGGTTATCAGCGGCCCAGCCTGTCATCTGATCATAAGTCTCCTGACCCCCTACGATACTTAACAGATCACTAACGACAGCATCGTTCAGGCTGTTCTGCCCTTGGATATAGCTATCCACCAACTCTTGCGACAACCCTTTCTTTGCTAGGGTTGCGTAAGTCTCCTCTGTTAAACTGCCTTGTTCATTAAACTCAGCGTTGTATTGATCAAACTCCTCTGGTGTAAGGAGTCCTTCTGCCGCAGCGGATTGCTGGGACTGCTTCTTTTCGAGAGCCCCGTAGGCTCTCGCTAAGTCTTCAGAAGATTCAAACTTATCAGGGAGCCACTCTGGTCGTTCAGGCTGCTCCACCGAAACTTCTTCGATCTCTTCTTCTACTCCACCCTCCTCCAATACTGGATCGTCGGCTGGTGCATCGTCTACTCCTATTGATACTCGGTCTACCATAATCTTGCTTTCTCCTTATTCCCAAGGTTTCTTGGGTGGCCACTCTTTCCCTTCTTCATCGTAGCTCTGCCCCTTGGAGGGTTTTCTGTTTGTCTTATCAGGTGTAGGCTTGTTGCCGTACTTCCCTTTTTTGGGTGGGTTAGTTGAGCTCCCCCCCGGCTTCTTACGATTCTTAGCAGAGCTCCCCGGTTTAATGCCCAGCTTCTTTCTGTCAGCCTTAGTGTTGGCATCCGAAGCTGTCTTTTTCATTCCCCCCTTAGAGGATGGCTTCGACCTGTTCTTGAATGCGTCTCTAACTGCGTCCCTCTGTGCTGCCCTAGTCTTTGGTATCGTCAGATCACTCGGTCGGGTGGACTTACCAAGTGTCTTGTTGTTCTTAGCTATTTGCTTTGCCTGTTCGTCCAGCCGCTTCTGCAACTGAGCTTTTTGCTTTTCAACCTTAGAAATCGCCTGCTTCAACCCAGCTTTTTTCTCTTCAAACGAGGGCTTCTTGAATGCCTTTTTAACAGCCGTCTTTGTCGCAGCTTTCCGGGCAAGTTTGGCTTGATTCTTCGCATGACCACGGGCAGCACGGGTGAGGAGTGCTTTTCCAGCAGCATAAGCTCCCTTGGCTCCTGCTACGGCTCCCTTCAGAGCTCGTCCGACAGGAGGTATCGCACCAGCAA